CTACCTAAATTTACATAATCTGTTGCGATATCACTTAATAATCTTCTAGTACTTTGAAACCCTCTTCTCTCTTCCAACTCCTTAGAGGATGGTTTAGATACAACTGTAATTTTTCCAGCTCCATCTATTTGAGCTACAGTTCCTTTTGGAAGTTTATAATCTTTTAGTTCTGACTCTCCCAAAGTTCTTACACCTTTTCCAGAGCCTTTTGCTTTCTCTACTGATAAGATAGTTGCTGGTAGTTTTCCAACACCTTCACCTAATGCAGATAATGCAGGACCAATACCTTCACCTTTTGCTTGTAGTAAGGGTGCAGCTAAAGTTGCTGCGTAGATTGCTTTCTCTTTTGGAGATAATGCACTTATACCTCCTTGTTGAAAATGTTTTATAGTTGGTTTTAAACTTTTAAAGTATCTATCTTTAAATAATTTTCTTGTTAATACCTTATCCATAGTTACCTCGGCTGCATCATGTTATAAGCTGCATAACCGCCTAGAGCAGTTCCAGCTGCTTGTGCTAATGGATTAGAGCCGGGAGCCGTGGTTGCTGTAAGTGTACTCTGTGTTGTTGGTAAATTAGTCATGATACCTTTTAAGAATTCAATTCTTTGGTAAGGTTCATAAGCTCTTTGTAATTCAGTTTGTCTTTGTGCTTCTAAAGCCTGCTGACCAATTCCTCTTTGCAGAGCACCTGCCTGCATTTGTTGATTAATGTCTGCTTGGAACATAGCTTGTTGTTGTAAACCAGCTTGGCCTAATGCTTGACCAGTTGCTAACTGTTGAGCTCTTTGTTGTTGAGCAGCTCCTAATGCAGTTTGAAAACCTTGGGCTTGAGCTTGACCTACTTGAGCTAATCTAGCTCTTTCTAATTCTGCTTGAGCAATACCTTGTCTACCACCACCAAAAGCCCCAGCTCCAACTGCTTGTGCAGATAATTGGTTAGTAGCCATTTGTGCTTGTCTGTTAATTTCATCAGTAACATATGATTGATAAGGATTAAAAAATTGTGCTATGTTTGGAGCTTGTTGTCCAGCTTGTAATGCAGCAATACCTTGAGTAGCAGTTGTTGCTCCAGCTCCTGTTGTACCAGCTTGAGTTATACCAGCTTGTTCAAGTGGAGAGATTGGTGCAACTTGTATACCAGGTAAATTAACTGGTGTTTTAGCAAGACCTGCAGCTTCATCATATAATGCTAGTTTTCTAGCCTCTACTCCCGGTGCTTCTCTAGCAATAGAAGTTTGTGTTCCTGAAGAACTACCACCACCTCCAGAAGATCCTCCTCCTCCAAATATACTCATTTAATTTAACTCCTTTTCAAATTCAACATGTTTTGATTTATATCCATATTTTGGCATAACTTTTTTGTATCCTGGTCTCATATAAGCTTTTACTTTTTTACATCCATTTGTTCTAGCAAAAGACTCTAACATATTAATTAATTTTTCTTCCCATAATTCCATTTTCTTTCCAGTACAAATTAAACCTTGTAATTCTTTAAAATTTGGATTTTCAAATATTCTAGTTGTAGCTAATCCAAATACTTTATTATCAACTCCATCTTCTGAACCAAATATTAAAAACAATTGATTATCTCCAGATAATAATAATTTTTTAATATCATTAGGTTCTGCGTATCTACCACTGTAATTTAAAGCTTCATAAATCATAAAATGTACTAAAGGCCATATCTCTTCTATTTGAGAAGGTCGTATAGATAATACCTCTACTCCTTTTTTAATTTTCTTTTGTGTTTGCATTAACTAAATCGTAAATTCTTTTTAATTTTTTTTGTTGATCATAAAAAAAACTAGCTCCCGCTTTTCTCATGCTCTTATAATCTTCTGGATTTCCTCCAGATAAAATACCAGCTCCTAGCACTGCATCAGCTCTAGATACAAACTCTCCGTCAGCTAATTGTGCTAACATAGTGTCTTCATCCTTATCTCCGTTACCTGCACCATCTTCAACATACCCTTCAGCTCTTACATAATTATTAACATCATTTTCATCATGATCAGATTTAGATGGTAAGTAATTAACACCACCTTTATTATATTTAGGTATCGCTGTAGCTAACCCACCTTGGTTTGCATAAAACATATCTGACCCATAAGTCTGTGCTCGTGTTGGTCTAATATTTGTTGGAGTTTCAAATCCACCTTCTAATGCTGCTGATTGTTCTGCGTATGCTTTTTTATAATCTTCTTCTGTAAATGGTGGTTTAAAATCTTCAACACCATCACCACCTAATAATGGTAATACAGTTGCTGCAGTAAATGCAGTTGCTAATTTATTTTTTTTAGCTTTTTCCATTAATGCTTTTATACCTGTAGGTTCTGATACTGCACCTGAAGTAATTTTTTGTGCACCAACTAAACCTCTATTGTATGCTGCCTCTTGTGCAGCTTGAGTTCTAAATTGAGCCCCAGCAATATCTGCAGCTTTCATTTGAGGTAATGTAGCCGCTTGTTGAGCTGCTCCACTTCCTGCTGCGGCTTGTCCTAAACCTAATGAAGAAAAAGCAGACCCTTGTCCAAATGTACTTGCAGGACCTAATACTCCAGACGCACCTACTGCATAAGAACCACCGCCAACAAGGGCTGCATCTCTTAATGCTCTCTTCGTAGATTTACCTCTAAGTTTTTGTACACCAAATGTGGCTAATGCTATTGTAAATGGATCCATAGTCTATTTTCCTAATTATAGCATACATTATACCTTTTTAGTCTTTGCTTATCAACTCATCAACAAAACGACCTTCGTAAGTATGCTCTCCTATATGAACTATTCCAGCTTCTACATAAGCATAACATTTACCCCCCATATCTTTCCATAATTTGCAAAAACTAAAATCTTCTCCTAGATAAGTTTTTGTTTCTGGATCATGTAGACAATCAAAAAAGTTCCACATATGGGGTCTGTCTACATACTTACCATTTATAACAGTCTTTTGAACAATTTGTTTTTCAGGGTATTTTTTTATCATCTTTTCAAAGACTGATCTTTTAATTAGCATACACCCAGTAGGGCTATGAGTAACTTCCATTACGCCATTATCAAGTATAATGCTTTTAGGGTCTTCTACTTTCATAGGATAAGTATTAAGATATTTTTTAAGATCCTCTGGTTTTTTAACAAAACCTCTTTGAATTTTATCAAACAATTTATCCCACATCATAGTCTTAAGAGGATAAGGTATAGATATTATTTCTTTGTCCTTTTCTATCATTTTAAAAATAGATGGAGTATGAAAATATATATCTGAGTCTATAAATAACATATGGGTATGTTTACTTTCTAAAAAACTAGATACACAAAGATTTCTTCCTTGAGTTACTAATGAAGATTTTATTAAACAAAATTGAGTTTCAACACCAGCATCTAAAGCATATTTCTGTAGCTCTAGTAGTGCTTGAGCATAATGAATTGAACAATCGCTATGAACTGGGGTTGCTATAAATAACGAATAGGGAGCCTTTTTCTTTTTTTCTTTTTTTTCTTTTTTCCACAAAGGGACTATAGCTTTATCATAAGGATTACTTTCAGTTTTAATTTCAGTCAATGTTTGATATGTGTCCTCATTTACAAACTTATTATTTTCTTTCATTTAAAGCACCTTTCAAAAAACTTGTCCATTCTTGTCCTTTCTTGTTCCAATTGTAAAACCTTTTATAAAATTTTTGTTGTTCATCTAGATGGTCTTGAATAAAATCTTCATGTAAATAATTAGCTGCAGTATTTATAGCTGATGCAGTATCAATAGCCATCTGTTCATAATTAGTGGAATAATTTATATAGACTGGCCACTCAGCACATGTTTCATATAACGCACCAAAGTTATTTGTAATTACATGTACACCAGCTGTCAAAGCTTCTAATGCTGATACACAAGATGTTTCTTCAAATATACTTGGGTAAACAAACATATCATAATTAGACATTTGTTCTATAATATATTCATTTGGTTTATAGCCAACATAATTTACATTTGGTAATTCTTTAGCCTGTTCGTATAAGGGCATAAAATCTTTATCGTGTACTTTACTAAATTCATCTCCATAGACTTGAGAAGATGAGTAGACATCTAGTATAATATTAGGGTTTTTTATTTCTTGCATAGCACGTAACAAAACATTTAATCCTCTCCAAGGAGTGCAATGATGTATAAGTTTTATAGGATCACCTTTTTTATAAACTTTTCTTTTTGGAAAATTCTCACTACCATTTTTTATAACTATAGATTTTTCTGTAGGTATATCAAAAAAATATCTAAATTTTTCATAGTTCCAATGACTATTAAAAATATACCAATCATATTCTTTATGTCTTTCTTTATTCTTAAAAAATTCTTGAAGATTAGGTTGATCATAAGAATTCTTTTGCCAAAGTATATTAAGTTTGTTTGGGTCTAATGGAACTTTACCCGGTATGGATGTACAGATTTGTACTTGATCTAATAATTCTTTTGAAACATGCTTATATAGCATTTCCATTTGTAATTCAGTAGCACCTCTAGGTTTCATTATTTTTTAGTATGAATACCCATAGGAATTTTAGTAACTTTAATTTCTAAGTCTTGTCTAAAATCATCGACAGTTGTATCTGTATTTGGATCAGCTACATCTGCATCAAACTCTGCTTTGTTAGCATAAACTTTTCCACTTCTTTTATGTTTAATAATTTCTTTTGCTACTGCTGGTATTTTAGGTAAATCAGTCATAACTTTTTATAATACTTTTAAAGTTATTTGTCTAGCCTTTTCCTTGGCCTTTATATCTTCGAGTACGCTTTTGACGTTTCTCATTTTTATTTAATGATTTTTTATGTTTACGTGGGCCTCTTTTCTTAGGCTTATCTCGAACTACAAAGTCTTTAAATTTTCTAGCCATTTTCCTGGGATCTGTCTATAAGAGCATAACTTACAACACCTGTAATTTCATTAGCCGTGTCTGCTTGAATTTTTAGAACATCAGATGCTTCCATCGCTAAAGTTTCACTTACCATATTTGTAAAACTTTTATTTAATTGTGCATGACTAATTTCTACATTTGATCCACCAGACTTTTGTAAATATACATCAACATCTACATTACTTGCACTTTGGTGACTTGTTTGTAATGATTTAACTAATATTGTTCCATCAGCAGGACAAGTTAAAATTGTTGTAATATTACTTGTTGTTAAATCGTAGGTGTCACTTTTGTATCTGATTGTCATGATAAAAACCAATTAAAAGTATCTTGTTCATTTTTTATTTCTTGTTGATAAGAAGTGTTTAACTTATCTTTAAGAGTTTGTAAAGATTGTGCTACTTGTCTTTGATTATCTTCAGTATAAACTGGTGTCGGTTCAGGAATTATAATATCTACTCTTGCCATTATCTCATTCCATCAGGTTGTACATCTACTCTAAAAGTTCCATATCTCCAATTTTGATCTGTTGAAGTATTAGCAACTTTTATACTTGCAAATCTTGATCTTGCTCTTGTGTCTACTTTTTCAGTTGTACTGTTTACTGTAAAAGGTCCGAGAGGCGAGGATGTTGAAGTATCAGACGGAAATTTTCTAAGGTTAATAGTTATTTCTGCATTACCAGTAATTAATTTAAAATCAGGAATAAATCTTCTAAGACTCATAAAAAACTGACCGTCTCCTCCTGCTGATAAATCAAAATCACCAGATTGAATAAAAGCTGGTATAGCAGTTTTTGCTCCTGTAGAATCTACTTCGTTATTACCAACTTCATGAGCATAATAAGTTGATGCTCCGTTTGCATTTGTTACCCCTTGAATAGTAGGAAATGTTGGTGTACCAGACGCACCATATTCAGTAGCATATGGATTATCATATAATGTAGCATCAAACCAAGTAGTTCTTGAAAGTGATCCAGTCGTCCAAGTATTTTCTGTGTAGTTATAAGTTACAACTCTATCAATTAATGTTGATCCAGACTTAGGGTAGAACCAACTAATCTCTTCATAAAGATGATTAAGTCCTACATAAATTTGTTCTCCATTAGCGTAACTCAAACCTAGATTGTCTCCTTTATCTGTAAATACAAAATCTTCAACTAAACATGGTACTGATTTAACTGTACCATCATATACAAAAAATCCCCCAGCTTGACCCATCCACCAAACAGCTCCGTTTACATATTTAATAGAATGTTGACCAATGGCTCCACAATTACTTCCAACTTGTCTTATTGAAAATGTAAATGGAGGACCAACAAACTGCATTACATAAGCCGATGTGTCAGTTAAAATTAAAATATAATCTTTTCCTCTTACAGCTCCTACTATTTTTGTTCCTGAATCTATTCTAAATGTACCAGCAGTATTAACTGAAGTTGGAGCATAATCAGATATATCTTCTTGATCTGAAAATCTTATAAACATTTTATCTTGAGTATTTGAATTCCCAATTGTAGTTTCTGTTCCAAGTATTACTAAATGTCTATCTCTTTCAGAAACAATAGACATAACAGATTTAGTTGGTGCTCCACTAACGACAGTTGCTCGTGTGGCTAATGCAGCGGGTGCATTACTTATAGTATCCCACTCGAATGTTTTACCATCTTTTATTGTTGCAATTAATTTTGATCCAAAATGATCTAAAGACCATGATGCAGACTCTAAAGTTACTCCACCAGTAAGTGAAGCCGATCCCCATCCAAGATAAACTTCAACAGAAGCTCCGCTCGCATGAGCTGATCTAGTGCCTGCTACAGCTCTAGTAATTCCAGTTAAATCATTTGTAGAAATTCCAGTGTATGAAATAAATTCTGCTCCAACTTTTATAGTTCCAGATGTTGGAAAACCAACAGTAGAAGATAATGTAATTGAGGTTCCTGATCCTCCAGTCCCAGCAGTGTCATCTTGTAGTAAACCATTTAAAGTTGAGATAACTCCTGCAGACCCACCCCATCCAGAAGTACCATAACCAAAACCAGCAGTTTGACTTAATGGTCCTACTTTAACATAAGGATTTATTGTTGCTGCTCCACTTGCTGCAACAGTTGTACCAGCGTTAGCCGCCATAGTGATTGTAAATGTATCTTGACTTGGAACTGTCACCACTTCAAAAGTATTTGTAGTAAAATCTGCAGCCACATAGCCTGCTCCTACTGGAGGTGTAACAGAAGTAAATGTAATTAAATCTCCTGCAGATAATGTGTGAGCAATTTTATTTACAGTGACAGTTGGACTGGTGTTAACTGTTGTAAAGGTTGCTCCAGTTATTGCAGTATCTAATGGAGTAATATCATAAAATGCATTTTCAAAATAAATTATTAAAGCCTTATTAGTACCTATAGCTGAGTATCTTCTACCATCTAAATCAGCCCAAACAAGTTGATCCCTTGCAGCACCTACTAAAGTATTAGATGTTATCTGTTCCCAACCTCCTATTTTTTCTGGAAGACCATATCTAAACCTAACAAAATCTCCATCAGTCCACTGGCCTTCTGCTCCAGTTTCTGTGACTTGTTTGTTAAACCCTGGTCTTATCTGTACATTTGTTAAAGGCATGTAAGCATTATATACTATTAATCTGTATCTATAAAGATTAGGCTAAATTTCATAAACTATCTCTAGCACTATTCTAGATCTTTTATCAGTATGGGTTGTAGCTCTATAAGGATTATTTTTAGGAAAACAAATAAATCTATTTTCAACATTGGGTATTTTATTAACTCCAACTATATCTATTTCTGAATTACAAGTATTTATACATAAAAAGCCTCTTATTGCTTTATTGTTTACATCAATTTTTTCTTCCACGATAGGTAAATTTTCAATACCACAACTAATAAAGTTTAAAATTAATTTTGAAGATAATACTTTTTTTGCATTTAATTTTACAATTAAAGGGTCTAATATTTTAGGTGCATAAAAACTATTTTCTTTTTGTAATTCAGATTTGTAAATTATATTATGAACTAAATCATTATGAGTATCTGGATACCAAGGAAAACTAGAGTCTGAAATTAGTTTACAAAGTTCCCAAAAAAAGTCATTATCTAAAAAATTATTTTCTACTTTTATCACCATCTTTTCCTTTTATTTTTTTATCATCTGAAGTCATAATTTTACTTACATCATCATCAAAATTTTTGTTAAATTCAATAACCATTCTCATAAGAACATTTCCAAAATGTCTTAAACCCTCAGCTGTAAAATGAATACTTTTTTTATTTTGTATAATTTTAATTTCCTCTTCACTAAAATTTAAGATACAAGACCCATCTTTTTTTTGTATAAAATTCATCTTAATTTTTTTGAACTCCCCAATAAGGTCTTCCCTCTTTTTCTAAAGATGAATAAGGTCCTTCTGCATCTACATAATGCATAAAAACTTGTGTACACCAATCTCCTTTAAATTCTTCTCTATAGTGTTCTACTTCACACCCTAAATATATAGCTGCATCCCCAGGATTTAAATCAATTCTATTACCATCCATATAAATTGGATAATTTTTTACATCACTACTTATGTTAACAGTAACACTTATTTCACAAGCAGGTTTATCAGTGTGTTTTGGTAAATTTAAAAATTTTGTGTATATTTTCCAAAAACTATAAGTAGCTAAAAGTTTTTTTCCTGTTTCTTTTTCCATAAGAGGTTTTTTCTTTAACATTATAGATTCCATCAATGGATCAGCATAAAAATAAGAATAAGGGGCTCTTGGTACAGCTGGTCCGTCTTCCATAAAACTAGTTAAATTAGTTCTATGTTTCATTTCACAATATAAATCGCATATTGCAACTTCATCTTTTGAAAAAAAATTTTCAATCTTTTTATATTTAAAATCTTCTCTTATAATGCCCATGCTACCACCGAGTACCTTGTCCCTTTTGTAACTGGTTTTACTGCGTGGGGATATAAAAAATTACTTGGCCACATAATTATTCTACCAGCTTTTTTTTCAATAATTATTTCTTTTTCAGTTCCTTGAAGTTTAAAACAAAGTTCTCCTCCCTCATAATCATCATTTACAAAATATATACAGCTAATTGTTCTTGGAACAAGAGTTCCGTGATCAACATGAAAATTATACTTACCCCCTTTTTCATATTTTAAAACTTGCATATCTTGTATACACCATGCAGAACTAAATTTTATTTTATTATCAAGAGCATATTTTTTTAGATATTCATTAAGTTTGTAAGCAAAATAATTAGTCCAAAAAATATTTGTTCTACTCTTTTCCCCTAAATTTCCTAATACCCACATTTTTACATCTCTTACTTCTTTATCAATAAACCAAACTTCTTTATCTTTAATTATACCAGCATCCTTAAAAGTAGGATGATCTTTACATATTTTTAAAAAAATATCTGAGGTATCGGGGTTAAAAAATTCATCATAAATTTTTATGTAACTTGTTAAATGTGCAGATTCTATTTCCATGTTTTTTTGCTCCACCATTTACTTTTATAAACATTTATCATTTTAAGTCTTTGTAAAAAATTTATTTTAATTTTACTTAGTCCACCTTTACTATCTACTTTCATTTTCCATTTTTCTCTTTTAAATGGAATAACCTGAACCAGAGGAGTCCCCATTTCAATAGTAGTTTCTAACATAGGGTACTTATCCCCATTAATTACTATGGGGAAATTTACCTCAGATATAAAAGTATCTGTATCTACTATACCTGGAATTATTGAAAATCTATCATCACTATTATTCATAGGAGGCAAAAATAAACAAGAATATCCTGGGGGCGTTTTTATAGTCCAAGGATTATATATTTTATGAAAAGGGAGATCTTTATTCTTACTTGCAAAAGGACATTTTTTACCTACTTGTATTATAGGATGTGCATCATTATTTTCTTTTGTGTTTAGGTTTACACCCGCAGTATCATAAATCTCTGTGTATCCTTTTGCGTACCTATTTCCGTCTTTTTTTAAATTATGAGTAAGGTGGTAATCAACGGGCATTTTAATAATGTACCCCGTTGTTAAAGTATCTAAAAAGGGCATACAACCTTTTACAGTTTTTAGTTCTGGGGAGTGTTTTAATTCTTTATACCAAAGAGGTATACTTAATACACTTGGCTCAGGAAATATTTCTGTAGAATCTATATATTTTTTACTAGCAATGAATTTTATTTCATTATCAAACATTGCAGTACTCTATTAAAATTTATGGTATTTGTAAAGAATGATAAAAAGTTATTCCGTTTTCGTTACAATATTCTTCTAAAGTTTTGTTAATAGGGTAAGTCAAAGAAGACGTGCTAAGATTAAGAACTTCTAAATCATTTAAGAATTGTCTTATTCCAGTATACATTGGATTACTTTGATTTGATGGAACATTTACAAAACAAGATGCCCTATTTATACTAGATTCTATAGCTTGTTTAAAAGTAGCCTCTGTATATTCAGGGGTACCTATAAGTTGATTAGTTACTGTTGAACCATCAAAAATTGCAGTAGTTTTACTTAATCTTATTTCTGAAAAATCAGAATCAGAAATACTTTGTACAGAATGATCAGATAAATTTATATTTAATGAATCTTTATCTGCATCATTTGCAGCTATTTGAACTAAATCATTATTATTGTTAAAAATTACATATGCCATAAATTATCCTTCGTTACTTAATACCACAAGTCCGCCTGGTGTTCCATCGCCACCCGTTTGTAAAGTTCCTCTGGCATTTCCTTTATTAGATCTTGCATTAGAAAATAAAATATCTTTAGAAGGTACAAAAGCAGCTCCCGGTGCATTACCAGGATTACCAGGATTACCACCACCACCTGCAGCTATTCCAGCATTTCCACCATTAACCGTAAAGTTATGAAAAGTTGTTGGGCTCCCAGCTGTTCCAGGATTACCACTACTTGGGTTTCCAGCTCCTCCAGGTCCTCCTGCTCCAATTGAATATGCTAAAGTAGATCCGCCAGTAGCCGCAGCTACAAAGTAACCAAATCCACCATCGCCAGCAGGCCCACCATTTCCTTGGGGAGCACTACCTGATCCACCAGCACCTCCGCCTCCAGCAAATAAAAATGCTTTTACTTTACTTGCACTTGGATCTAAAGCTATGTTTCCAGATGCAGGTCCTTCTCCAAAGAATAAATATTCCATATTAGCTGCACCTGCTCCTGATGAAGCTGCCGTAAGTCTTCCTTGAGCATCTACAGTTATACTTGCTGCAGTGTAAGACCCAGCACTTACTGAAGTGTCTGCTAGTTTATCAGCAGTCACGGCATCATTATTTATAGCTGCAGTTACAACTGCGTTATCAGCAATAGCAGCAGCAACAACGGCATCATCTGCAATTTTAGCAGAAGTTATTGCATCATCTGCAATTTGTGAAGTTGCGATTGTGCCTGTAATATTTGCAGCAGCAACTGTGCCTCCTAAAGTGTCTAATGAAATTTCGTTTAAATTTGTACCATCTGTATATGCAGCATAAATTTTTGCAGCATCTAATGTAAATCCAGTTCCTGAAGCAGTTTTAATTGTTAAATTAGTTGGTCCGCTAACAGCAGAACAATCAAATATATAAAATTTTTCTATTGTATCTGGAACAGTAACAGTCGATGCTCCAGTAAGTGAGCCAGTAAATTTAATGACCATATTTCTTGCAGTTGAAATAGTTTTATCAGTCATTACAAGAGCAAGGTTTCCACCATCATTAAGTGCTAATGATTCAAAACCAGCTACTGCTTGTTGAATTAAGTTTAAGTTATTATTTGTATTATCTCCCCATGTACCAGCGTTTTCGCCAGTGACCATAAGTTCAAGTTTTAAATCTGTTGAGTAACTAGATGTCATAAATTTTTATCTCCTAAATATTATAATTTTACCTTAATCAAGCTGCTAAATCAACTGTTGTCCAAACATTATTTACTCCAGGATTAATTTCTTCCCACGAAGTAATATTAACTGTTCCAAGACTAGCTGTCAATTGTATACCAGTTACATCTATGTTTGCTACACCAGTAACAGTAACCGATCCTATAGAAGAGGTCATTTGTAAGCCTGAAACACCTATCATTTGTCCAGGTATCTCTGAAGGAGTACCTAATGATGAACTTATTTGTTGTCCAGTTACTGGTTCATTAGTTGATTGAATTAATGTAAAAGTACCCAAAGACATAGTTGCTTGAATACCAGTTACATCTACTGGTGTTTTTAATCCAGCTATTACAGAGCCTATACTACTTGATAATTGACCCGCACTTGTTACATCAACAGTTGCAAGTCCTTCTATAGTAGGAGTTGTTGTATTAATATCTAATTGATCTTCTGAAGCAAGTACAAATATATCTTGGTCAATTTGAATTGAGAATGATGGATTTGCATAAGTAGAGTTTATTTGTAAACCAGAAACTGAAACATCTACATCTGTAAATGCATTTGCAGCTGGGAAATTTATTGTAGAAGTTATTTCTTGTCCAACAGCAATAGCTGAATAAGCTCCACCCCAAGCTAAGTTACCCCATGTTCTTCTACCCCAACCAATACCAGTTAATAAAGAATCATCGACTGTTGCAGTTCCTACGGATGTAGTTGCTTGTAAATTTGAAGAAGTAAGTTCAACTCCAATACCAACTACTTCTTCTCCACCTGTAATTGTTATTTGTTGTCCAGTAACTGATTGAAGTATTGATGTTCCACCTAAAGCACTTGGTTCTCCAAATGCCATCTGTCCTAGATTAGTTACAGATACAGAAACATCAACAATTATATTTTCTTGAACTGTTCCTATAGATGAAGTTAGTTGTGATCCAACGGCAACTGGTTGAGAACCAGAAAGATCACCCCATTCATTTTCACTCCAAGTGTCTCCACCCCAACCAACTTGAACTTCTCCATCAGCTACTATTGTTCCAATAGAAAAAGTTGCTGAAAGACTGGTGCTACTTAAGGATACATTTTGATCACCGAGTGTACCCCAGTTTTGGAAACCCCATGTTTGTAAACCCCAAGTAGCAGCCATATCATTTTATATCCTTAAGCTAATCTCAAAATAGCAGCAGAAGTTGTAAATGCAGGGAACTGAATTGTAAAAGTTCCAGATGTTGCAGTTTTATCACTTCCAAAATCTAACACAGCAACAGCATCAGTAGTATTTGAACCACCATTTGTTTGTGTGTTATAAATTAATGCACCTCTTGCAGTAAGAGTTACTCCTACAAAAGATAGATCAGCAAAATCAGTAATCGCTATTGAACTTGATACTTTTACACCTTGGTTAACAAGTGCTTTACCACCTGCTGTGTATCCACTTGAAGTAACTTCAGTGTTTGATCCACCACCTGGGTTAGTAGAATAGTTTTCTGTTGATTTTCCTAAAGTCGCTGAACTTGTATACATCGCTAGTTTGTATGTATCTGTTGATGCATCAAAATCGTGACTTCCTTGAAGTAATTCTTTTTTAAAAGAATCACAGATTGCATTAGTTGTTATTGCCATAATTATTCTCCTTAATTAATTTATGGACTTGGAGACTCAACCTTGATTCTAGGAACCCCGTCTTGATATTCTCCTCGTCTTCTTCTACCCATTTGTTGTAGGGCAAAATTTTGTGTTTCTTCATTATACTTCGAATTGTAGAGGTTGTATAGATTGTCTGGTCCTTTTAAAAATCTAAAAGCTTCTGCTAATACTCCATGTAATAACATCGACTCTTGATATTTAGCTAAAAAAGTTTGATTAGTAGAAGTGAATTGAGGAGGATCAATAATATAATTAATTTGAACTTGATAAGCCTGATCAGGAATTGGAGCAACTAATATATTAAAATCATCCCAATTAGCATAATATTTTGGTAAATCTTCAGCTCCAGAGTTATTAAATTCACTAATAAAACTAGTATCTCTTTTTTCTAAAAAAGTTCTAGTAGTGCCACTTATTACTTGAACAGATCTAATGATCATCATATCTGAAGGTAAAGATACATATCTATTACTAGCAGTAAAATTAGAAGTTGAGTATTTTCTTAAATCATCATAATCAACTTTACCAGCAATATCTAATTCAACAGATCTAATAAAATCTTGAATAATTGCATCAGTTAAAACATTACTATCTACCTCTGTATAGTTTCTCACTTGAGTTAAAAAATCTGCATATGTAATAGCCATTATGTAATACTAACCCCCACAGAACCTAATGATGATATAAGTTCTCTTCTTCTATTTTGTAATGAAGGATCTTCTGGAACCATACTATGAATAGTTGTTGTAATTCCATTTGAAGTAACTTCAAAGTCTTGAGTTCTAAATGCAAAATCTCCTGGTAAAGAAAGATTAGCAACACCTACAAATATTCCACCAGAATCTGCAATTGTATCATCGTTTGGAGCTTGTGGATTTATAGTTGATATATCTGTTGGTTGTTGAAACTTCATAGTTCTTGGATTTTTTAAAGCTACTGCATCAGCTTTGTGATAAGGTGGATCAATCTGAGGATGCTTTGGTTCAAATTCAGAAATGTGTACTAATGCACCAGTCCACTCTTTTACCATTTCTCTATAGGGAAATGCTTGACCTGATCTATCAGATATAGCTAATGATCTTTTTCCACTTGCAAAACTCATTATACACCATCTCCAAAATAAGTTTGAGGAGAAATGTAAACAGAAGTTCTTGAACCATCTTCATTTAATGCTCTTAATAACTCATCCTCATAAAGTTGTTTTAATAATTGAATTCTATCTGGAGATTTTTTTTGTGATAAATAATATGCAAGACCAGAACACATGCATGGTAAAAATCTAAAAGGAACATCTGGATTATTTGTGTAAGATCCAGCATCTTCAATTCTATCAATTGAATAATATTTTAATGTTGTATAAGTAGATGCATTTGGGGCAAGATAAACACTTATAGTTGGTTGTGTTTGTCTATCCACAAAATATTGAGAAGGTTGTCCAGTTGTTAATTTATTCGGTAAAGCAGAATAAGCTGATCTATCAATTTTTGTTAAAGCAACATCTTGTGTACTTGCTGTTCCTGAGCCAGTTATATTTTGTACTGGTACACCTGCTGCATGAGCCACGGCTAACGAACCTCTAGCTCCTCTAGTTGCTCCAGTTAATGTGTTTGTTGATTTACCAGTGTAAGTAATAAATTCTAGTCCTATTTGAATTGTTCCACTAGATGCAAATCCAGTAGCATCTGTAAGTACAATACTCGTTGCAACATTTGTTAAAGCAGTATTCAAAGTTCCATTTACTGCACCACTTGAAGAAATATAAGCTTCCAAAACATCATTAACTTGAGTAGGCACTGAATAAGTTGCAACTCCAGCTGTAAATTGAATTTGATTTAATTTAACTTTCCAAAGGTGAACACCTCTGTTACCCCATTCAGAAAATAAAAGATTTAAACTTCTTCTAGCACTTCTAATGTCATAACCACTATTTGTTCGAATACCACATCTCTCGTATGCTTCTTCAATAATATCATCAATCTGTAGATCGAATGCTGTAGTTCCTGACGTTGCCATAATTCATTACATTATATCTTTATAATAATCTAAAGTCTTTCCTGCTGGTAATTGTTCATCTTGTAAACCCATACCTGATGATCTTGCTGCACCCATTCCTTTAACTGCGGCTCCTCCAGCATCTCTAGCTAAATAATTTAAAGATGGACTTAACGCAGCTCTAGATTTTATAGATTTTTTAGCTATTTTTTTACCTTTGTCTGACATTAAAACTCCAAGTCCTACAGAAGCTTTTTTCATCATTTTAAAATCTTCACCAGATATTTTACCATCTTTATTTTTGTCTAATTTTTTTTGATTGCCTTTTAACATAATAATTCTCCTTAAATTTCTATCATACCACCATAATATCTCTTGGTAAAGGTACTAACATTTGTTGGTTTGCCACCAACTCCTTGTGCTTTACTTCTTTTTCTTACAACCGCAGAACGCTTTTGCGAGGATGTCATTTGGGCTGCTTTTGCAGCAGGAACGCATTTGGGGTA